TTCGAATGAGAAACCTGCAAGCTTTTCTTGATGACCATTCGATCCGCCACAAGGATCTGGCCTTCATCACCGGCTGCACCACCCGCAGCGTCTTCAACTGGATTATGGGGGTGCGTCCCTTGCCCAGATCCACCGATCTCCTGTTGCAGGCCCTCGCCGAGGGCAAGATCGATGAGTCGTGGCTGGCTGAAAAACTTAAAGCTTACATCTAACAAAACGGAGCAGAACATTGGAAAACCAATCAAAAAACTCGATTCAATGCTTACTGCCACACTTCAGGAAAGATCTGAGAAGTCAGATCATGCGGTCTCTGATGTGGGGGGATATAAAAACTCTGGATGATCTGTGCAAAAAAACAGACTATGAACTTTTGAGGCTTCCCGGTTTAGGGACCATGTGCCTGAAACAAATAAAGAAAGTGCTTGTTGAGTTCGATCTGGAACTGGCAAAAACACCGCAACCCACAAAAATAACGATACCGCTGATTGCGCGCTGGAAGCCTATTGAGACCGCGCCGAAAGATGGCACGATTATCTTGGGCACAAACAGTGAATGGGTGGCCACCATGTCCTTCGTGCCGATGCCTGCATGGAGGACAGCTGATGGGTATTTCCGCTTTCGAGGGGTTATAAGTTCAAACACTGAATTTGACCTGATGAACCAACCAACCCACTGGGTTCACCTTCCAAAGCCATTAGATCCTCGCTGACGCCCTTCACGGCCCGGAGCTATCTCCGGGCCTTTTTCGTATTCAAGGCCATCAGGTGGCCTCCGCAGGCGTTTCTAAAAGGGCAAAGTGTCGTCAATCGGGGCCTTGCTGTCTGGGACAGCCTGCAAGGGGTCTCTGGGCGGCCCTGACACCCTCGTGACCTGAGCGCCGGGGAAGCTGGCCTTGGCCGCAGCCAGAGCGGGGTATGACGCCAGCAAACGGGCAATCTCATCCATCGTGTAAATCTCGACGTGCCTACCCTGCGCTGCGACCAACCGCAGATCCATGTCGTTCCTGACGATGGCCACCACCGTCCCATCCGGTGTCACGCCCTCCCACACCTCAGGGGCCAGCTTGTCAGCGCCAGCAGCATCCGCAGCCCGATCCAGAGCCCTATACGCCTTGAGCATCCGATCAGCCTCGCGCAGCACGTCCTGAAGATCCCCATGCCACATCGCCTGATTGAGCAGGTAGCGCTGCCGGTCGAACTTCTCCCGCAGCCCGGCGTCCACCAGAAGCCTGAGCCGATCCCTCCCCCACCTCTCCTCCGTCCTGATCGCCACCATGTCCACATCGTCCAAAGCCTCTCGCCCTGTAATGTAGGTCCCGACCGTCTCCTGCCATGGAGGCGAAACGAACCCAGTCACCGGAATGCCAAAGTTATGCTTCTGCTGCTTGCCGTTGATGAATTTAGGCTTTGTCATGTTTATGTTCCTTCTACTGATTTTAATCCTCTTACTTTTGTGTTCCTATCAAATATGTCCGTGATGATCTCACCTTTTTGTATCATATCAATTAACATTTCTTTGATAGATTGATGCGTCATTTTCCACGCATCACCAATTACCTTCGGGGCATACCTTCCCCTTGCTTTGGTCTGCGGGTGTATCGAAAGCGGACTCCCACTATCCCAAGCAGCATCCACAAACCGGGATAAAGCATCTTTCATCCCATCAGGGAAAACGTAAATTTTGATTTCATCATCTTTCTCAACCTTCTTAAATTTAGGGATCGGCAAAATAATGCCTTGAAGTGCATTCATGACCCATTCGCTCATGCCGCCATAATATTTGTTCAAAGTTTCGCTCTCGCGATTAAAAATCAAACGATCTTTCTCCGTGTGCACATTCAAATACCAAACACGCTTCTTTGCCTTCTTGCCCAAATAGTAAAGCTTAAGGTTACGGTATCTCCCGCATGGTGAAACCGAGACACTGTGAAGAGACCAATCTTCACACTGAGCAATTTCCTTCTGCCCTTCGGATATCGAATATTTCCTACCTCTGATTGAAACGTGCTCTTCGATCATTTTGGTCGAGTCCTTTGCGTAAGTTCAACGACTGCTATTGATATACCCAGCTTCAAACTTACGCAATCACTTCTTTCCATGCCCTCCAAATCTAACTGTCTGTGCGGGGAGCGCGCAGCGTCAGCGGAGCGCGAACCCGCCTCGCGGAAGTGTCGTTTACTATAAGTAACGACCTCCTTTGATTTCCGCGCCACCTCCGGTGAACTTCCGGCTAAAAGTTCAATGATTTCAATGGTCCTATTATCCAACCTCCGGAACCTCCGGTTAACCTCCGTTTTATATCCTCCGGTAATGATTTCAATGAGTTAGGCTATCTTCCGGAGGTAACTTCCGGAACCTCCGGTCTTTTCAGTCGATGCTTCCGGTGACCTTTAAGCCCTGCATTTTGGTTGACTTGTCGCACATGTCGTAAGTCAGGACGCCGTTCTCCAGCCACGTCTTGATCAGTAGCTCGGCAAGCTTCTCAACCACATCATGGCGCGCCTTGATGAGGGCTGGGGCATACCGTCCCTTGGCCTTCGTCTGGGGCATAGACGACCAAGGCTTGCCCGAGTGCCACGCCGTCGAGATGTCGCTGAGGATCCTGCGGCACACGTCCTTAGGGGGCAGGACAGACTTCTCCTTGGCCTGCTGCTCGCACGAAATGGCCACGAGGCTCTTGGTCGCCTTGTTGTCTCCAACGGCTACCTCGACGAGCTCGAAGGACTGCTTCCAGCCATCCTGCGCCGCCTTGATCTTCTTCGCCGTCATGGTGCCGACCATGTCTCCTTCGTCGCGCTCGATCCCGAACAGGAAGTCACCTGCGCCGTCAAAGACCGTAGACCCGCGCATGTTCCCCTGACGTGACGTGTGGTGAACACCGATGACCGTCGCCCCGAAGGTCTCCCGAACCTCGTCGCAGGCCTTGATGAAGAGCGTCATGTCCTTTTGCAAGTTCTCGTCTGCGCCGGGCAGCACCCGGGAGACCGTGTCCACTACAATCAGGACTGGAAGCTCCCCGAGCTCTGTGCATAGGGCGTTGACTGTCAGAAGCAGGCGGTTCACGTCTGTGTCGAGCATGAAATTGATCGTCTGGCGGATCAGGTAGAAGGGAGCGTCATCCGCCTTCACTTGCATATGGTTCTCCCATGCCCGCAGACGGAATTTTATGTCACCCACGCCCTCCGAGCTGATATAGATCACGGGGCCCTTGCGGGAAATCTTCCTGCCCCACCACTCATCAAGGCCGCAGGCAATCGACAGGGCAAGGTTCTGAGCGATGAAAGATTTTCCGCAACCGGGCGGCCCAAACAAGAAACCAAGTCCACGGTCGATGATCATACCGAAGGCAAGCCAATCTGGATCGGGGAGGTTCTTGATCGCTGTCACTGAAAGGAGCTCAAAAAGGTTGAAGTCTTCACGAAATTCTGCGGCGGGGTCTTCAGCGTCGGCCTCGCTCTGATGCTCGGCCTCCGCTTGACCTGCTTGCTGCTGCCCCGCAGACGACTGCTGAGGCCTTTCTTTTTGAGGGGGTGGCGCACCTGCATGATCCCTGACCTTCCCATCCCACTGGTCAAATGCGTGCTTCCACTTCTGTCTGAAGAGGCTGATACCCCGCCCTTCGCGCTCCAGCAGGATATGGTTTGGGGTGCCGCGCTCAACGATCCTAGACTTGGCTGATCTCTCGTATTTGGAAAACAGCTCCCGAAACATGTCGTCTTGCTCAGCTTGGCCGGGACTGATCGGAGACTCCCTGTATTCCTGAACTACCCGCGCCCAGACCATTCTGGTCATGTGCTCTTCGCGCCCATCTATGATGCGCCCGAAGGAATCTGTAGACGTGCCGGGGCTGCTGGTGCGCTGGGCGGGGCCTGAAGAGCCTGCGGAGCCCGTAGAGCCACCATGTTCCTGCGCAAGGGTGTTGATCTGATCGCAGAGCCAACGGGGTGCTGTGGCGATCTCAAGGGTCCACGGCTCGCGGCCTTCCTTCCAATGGTATGGTGTTCCTGATTCGTGCATCGACGGGGGGAGCATGGCAAAGCCACCTTGGCCACGAATGTCTACGCCGATGCTTGTCTTGCAGGTGGGCGGTATCCAGCCCAGAGGCGCGCGGAAGAACAGCTGAACACCGCCGCCGCCTGTTTCCTGCTCAACGGTGTCGAGGTCGCCTGCGGAGGCAGTCATGTGCGACATTTCGTCCCACCAAGCCTGCGCACGAATATTCTTGTGGAGATCGAGATCCACCACGAAGACGCCATTGGAGCAGGCGCCAGCGATGACGCCCATGTTGTAGCGCCGGGCATGTTCGCCATTATCGCCATACCAGCGCTCGAAGGTGAAGTCTGGTGCGAGCTCGTGCTCGAGCTCTCTCCACTTGGGTAGGGCTGGGCGCTTCCACTGCGTCTTATTCTCTGAAGGCTTCATCGCGGGGACGACCTGAAGGCCGGTCTCGCGATACATTTTCGCCCACTCGGTGGGATCTGCAAAGTCTGGATCAAACGACATTTCTGGTCTCATTGGGCTCACTTCGTTGCTGCATACCAAGCCATGAGGGCCGCATCAGCGCGCCCATCATCTTTCTTTCGTGCGAACAGGTTCGCGTAGTTCGGGAATAGCTCACAGGCGCGCTGGCGAGATCCATCCTTGCCGCCACGAACGCCAGCAGCCTTCTGCCACGCCTGCGGGGTAACGATGTCAACGGGGATCAGCATCGTGGCGAGAACGCCCTCAATGATGCCGACGCTGCGCCCGAAGGAGAAGACGGACGTAACGCCCTGACCGGGCATTGCGCCGACACGTTCCAACAAGGCACGGGATACTTTCTCTGCAAGGCCCATGGCAACAGCAACACCAACAGGGCTCACCTCGCGCTTGGTTTTGTTGTTCCGCTTCACTTCGAAGGTGGGCATGTCGATGATGGAGAGGTGACCCTTCTCAACGTCGAGGAAGGCGATAGCTCCAGATAAGCCGGGGTCGATGCCTATGTAGATCACGCTGCTTCCTCCCGGTTTTGCTCATCCATTTTGGCGAAATGCTTGGCGGTGATACGCCCATCCGACCACCAAATGAGGCCCAGCCTCCACTTGTGCGGCACATGGTTGCGCTGCCGCCATTTGCAGCGAGCCCAGTACGAGACGCCCTGCCTCTCGGCGAAGGTGTCGATCAGATCCCAGTCAATTTGTGATTTGCTCATGCGCCCAGACTTGGACAAAAATTCCAATGTGTCAATCTGTAGAAAGTTAAAATAATCGCTTGACGGACTTCCGCGACTCAGTCAGCTTGGCGATCAGACCAACAGAGCAAATCACATGACAAGCCCAACTAATCCCTTTGAAGCCTACAACATCCAGCATCTCTCACCCAGCGCTTGCAACACATTCATAGGCTCTCCGGCCTCGTTTGTGCTCGAGCGCTTGATGGGTAAACGGTCACAGGTGGGCGCTGCTGCACACCGAGGGACTGCGGTAGAAGACGGTGTCGTGCAAGCTTTGCTGAATGATCTGTCAGACGCCGAGGGCATCAAGATTGCGCAGGATACCTTTGGCCGCCTCACCTCATTGAGCGGGGATCCGCGCAGGGGCAAGGAGCAAGAGGCCGTGCCTGAGATGGTGAAGCAGGCCCTTGGCGAGCTTCGCCCATACGGCAAACCCTCATCGACGCAGGGTAAGATCTCGTGGGATGTCGAGGGCCTTGCTGTGCCGATCATAGGCTTCTATGACGTTGCGTGGGAGCAGCACGGGATCCTTCTCGACCTGAAGACAACCCATGCGCTACCCTCGAAGATCAAGGTCAACCACGCCCGTCAGGTGGCTCTGTATGCTGCCTGCCTTGGTGACAAGATTGACGCGCGTCTGACCTACATCACGCCGAAGAAGGTGATGACGTATCAGCTTGAGAACGTGCCTGAGCATGTGCAGGCATTGGAGCGCATCGCCTTCACGATCCAGCGCTTTCTTGCGATCAGTGATGACGCAAAGGTGCTGGCGTCATTGGTGGTGCCTGACACCGATAGCTTCTATTTTTCGGATCCCGTGACACGCCAAGCAGCGTTCGAAGTGTGGGGTCTTTAGAAATCTTGCCGGTGTTTGTCCGTGCCGGTTCGCAAGGGGAGCTCTGAAAAAGGGGCAACGGACTCCAAGTTCTGCCCATGTGGGCGAAGGCGAGCGTCTGGCCAAACAGGCGCATCTGGTAAAAGGAAAACGCAAATGGGTCTCGGTCTTAAAATCAACTCTGGCAGCAAAGACTTCCTGCCAATCATCAAGTATGACGCCCGCGCTGGGCGCGTGTTTCGTGTCGATAGGGCTGACGGTGTTTCCACGCCTGTGGACATTACAAAGAAGTTCAAGGCTGTATTCGACTTTGAGAATGTTGAAGTCGGTTACATCAATTTCGCGACTGGTTCGGCACCCGACTTCGTCATGGTTTCGCTTGGGTCTGCGCTTCCTGCTTGCCCGTCTGAGAATCACAAGCAGGGGATGCGGATGGTTGTGAAGCTGTCTGAAGCCTGCGGTGGCGATTGCCGTGAGCTTGCAGGTACGTCAGGAGCCTTCCTGACCAGCGTCTCAAGGCTTCATGATGAGTACCTCGCCGGTCTGGAGCAGAATCCCGGCAAGCTTCCTGTGGTGTCACTGATCGACACCATTGGGATCGAGAGCGGATCCGGTGCTCGCAAGTCCACCAACTACAGCCCTGTCTTTGAGATCAGCGGCTGGGTGTCTCGTCCGAAGGATCTGGGGCCGAATGATCGGTCTTCAGAGACTGCGGCGGCACTTGCTCGGTCTGCGCCTCCTTCTACTGGCTCTGCCCGTGCGCCTGCTCCTGTGCCTCGCTCGCCTGAGCCTGCAATGGCTGACAGCGAAGACTTCGGTTAAACAATTGGGGGTGCTTACGGGCACCCCCTCCCCGAAAGGATCTTAAATGCGTTTCGAAGTCATCTTGAATATGCCAGTTCGGGGAGACCCTGAATCCGGTAAGCCACCATCACTCATTCACCGGCTGGTCGTAGAGCACCCCGCGAAGTCTCTTGCAGAATTTGCCCATGAGCTCATGAACATTGACTTCATCATCGTTGAAGAGTTCTTTCCCGGTAAATTTAGTAAAGAGTACGAAAGCCATGGGCTTGTCGCCCTCAACCACCGATACGTCGGTAAAGTAAAGGAATGGGACAGAAAGCAATGAACCACAAAGACGTACTCTATCAAGCAGCAACTATCCTCAATGATCGTGGCGAAATGTATGGAGACATAAAAGATGTTTTCAGCCACGCATCGCAAATAGCATCTCTCATCAGCGGAAAAGAGTACAACGAATATGACATTTCTGTGGTGATGGAGGCGATAAAACTGGCAAGACGCCGCGCAAACCCTAAGCTTGCTGATAACTACATCGACAATGTAAACTACACTGCGTTCTCGGCGCAGTTTGCCTTGAGCGACAACGAAGGAGAGAAACCCGCTGCCGTGGCAACGCAGCCTGAAGACGAAGGAATAGCATATGCACAAGACATCAGCGTACACTTTGACGGGGTTAGCACTACTGTCATCGCCAGCCCTAGCCACTGAGGAAGATTCTGGTTCATTCTGGCGCGAAGAGGCCATGAGAACTGAGTTTGTGAAACCTGACAAAGTTGCAGTCTCTCAGAAAAAGAGAATTGTGATTGATCAGATCACTAAAGTGGTGAAGCAAGAAATTGGTGAGCAATGGGTAGCCAGCGCTCTCAAGATCGCAAAGGTTGAGAGTGGTTACCAATGCAATGCAACGGGTCCAAAGACCCGCCACGGTCGCGCAAAGGGTGTCTTTCAGTTGATTGACTCGTCTGCGCAAACTTTGGGATTTGACCCCGGTAAAATGTACGACTGCAATGAGAACATCGCGGCAGGTGTCGCCCATATGAAGGTCTGCATCAGGTATGGCGTGAAGGACCCGAGGGGCATGGCGGCTTGCCACGTTGCAGGCTGGAACCATTGGAACGTGAAGCTTGCTCGTCAGCATGAAAGATACAAGCAACGCTACATCAACATGGCTTCAGCCTAACGAGGGGGAGCTTCGGCTCCCCCCAACCAAACGAGCCCAGCATGGAGAAAAAGAACGGCATCATGGATCTCAATTTGAGAACCTGTCGCTACATCATCAACAAAGACACATCGCGGCCCGAATATTGCTGCGAGACAGTAACCCGCAGGCCCTACTGCGAAAAACATGCAAGGCTCTGTTACCTCCCGCCAAAGAAAAACGATTTGTTAACCCGTACCGAGTAAGGTGTTCTTGCAACCAGAAAGGAACGCGATATGATTCAGAACAAGCTCAGGGCAACCAAGGACAAGATAGACCCGCAATATTACCCGGGGGTTGAGAAGATTCTGATCAATCCTGATGGCCCAGAGGCCGCCAGCTACATTCAGAACATGATTGAGAACATGGGGCATATCATCAAGATTGCCCTTGAGAATGTAGAAGACGAAGAAACCAGAAAACAGATACAGGCCCACGCACATGCCGCAATCAAAGGAGTTCAAAATGAACATGAAAATGGCAGCCTATTGGGAATCTCAAGAAAACCGTTGGCACGAACGCTATATTGAAGCTGAGAAGCTGATCGACCAGCTTGAGTTGAAGGTCTGGAACCAAGCCAGCAGGATTGATTTTCTAGAGGGAGCGCTCCGGGAGATCGCCAAGGTGAATAACAAGCGCGACCGTTTCAGCGATCAGATTGATGGCATTATCATCGCAGCATTGGGAGAAGGAAATGTCTGACGCCCTCATAGACCTGCAAGCCCATTACAAGGCCGTCAGGGCCCGTCTGAATGCTGGCCCGCCACCCAAGCCCCTGCCACTACCTGAACCTGCCCCTGAGCCTGTTGCAGCGCCTCCTGTGACGCCTCCGCTGGAAGCCCTGTCGATAGCTACCAGAGCACCGCAACTGTTACAGGGACTTCGGTGCTTCCCTGAGATCAAAGCAAAGATCCTACCGATTCTTGAAAAGCATCGGATTAATTGGAAGGATGCTTCTGGCAGGTCTCAGAAGTGGAGATATGTGGAGTGCCGCTTTGAGATCTATGCCAAGCTGAATGCTCATGGGTGGTCCCTCAGCCAGATCGGGCGTCTGTGTGGCGACCGCGATCACACAACAGTTCTGAACGGCATTAACCGCTTCCTCAAGAAGAACCTGAGTGAGGCACAGTTTGGAATGTGCAAAGACCTTGGGATGCGTCCGGTGGATTACTACGAAGCAAAGGTGGTTTTGACTTCTATCGGGAGGATGAGATGATCGACATCAACAAAAAGTACCGCACCCGCGATGGCCGTGAAGTCCGCATCTATGCGACGGATGGTCCAAACACTCAAAACATTCATGGCGCAGTTAAAGACAGCGACGGATGGACTTTATCTGCTTGGTACATTGATGGAGTTTACACCCGTGCTGAGCGCAAAGGTGGGCCGCGAGACCTCATCGAAGTCAGCCCCCGCCACAAGCGGACGGTGTGGGTGAATGTGTATGGCAATCATGTTTACGGAACAGATGACCGTTTTGGCGCGGATGCTGTGGCAAACAAAATTAACCGCATCGCCTGCATCAAGGTCGAGTTGGATTTTGAAGAGGGAGAAGGGCTGTGACTGACGCACCCGACTCTTTGCTAGTCCACTGCGGCTCATGCAAGCACGAATGGTTTGCCTTGAAGCTGCCAATGCCCATCGCTGAAGCGGCAGAGAAGATGATCGCGATGCGCTGCCCTGAATGCGACAAGGCCCTAATCTACTGCGGCCCTGCGCCAGCATATGGTGATGACATAAACACATCCGCAGAACGTGTTAAAAAAACGGGAGAAAGTTAAAATGGGCGATGATCTTGTGAAGCGGCTGCGGTTAATTGGAGAAAAGCGACTGCAATGCACAGCTTGCTATAAGTTTATTGACACAGCTGATGAAGCCGCCGACCGCATCGAGAAGCTGGAGGCGGAGGTAGAGCGATTGGTCAAGTCCAGAAACAAGTGGGGCAAACTATATAACAGGACGCTTGAGAAACTTCGTCTATCGGTTATGTCCGACAGTGAATACGTCAAAATCATCGACGAAAAGTGCGCAGAACAGGCCAGCCGCATCGAGAAGCTGGAGGCGGCGCTAGAAGATGCCCTGCAATACGTTTCGCGGGCTGATTGGCATTACTTGAAAGACGAAACCCGCAAAGCACTGGAGGGGAAAAATGACATCGCTGACTGACATGCTACGCGCCAATGGAAGCTGGGAAGCTGATGCTGCTGCTGCCAAGATAGCACGGTTGGAGGCGGCGCTGCGGTGGATAGTCGAACAAGAGAAACAGACCGCGCACCCAACGGTATGCGCGATTGTTGAAACTGCCCGCAAAGCACTGGAAACTCAAACCTACGGAGGACAGCAGGATGACAGCGCGCTAAAGGCCGACCATCCCATAGCCCTGTCCGCCGAAGACATCAGAAAGATGAACCATGAATGAAATCTTGATCACCATCATGCTCACCGCCGTCACAGCCGTTGTTGTGGTTGGGGCTATATCTGCCATAATCTTCCTCTACGTCCTGCTTCGGGATTTCGTATGCGAGGAGCTTCTATGACAGATCCCATCGTCAAGCACGGCTGGCACTGGTCATTTGGCTGGATCCGCAGGCCTGAATGCGATCAGGATGGGATGTCATGTTATGAAGAACCGGACGGGGATCTTGTGTTGAGCACCCGGCCTTCGCACAAAATAGCCATGTATCTTGACTGCCGAAAGGACGAAGACACAGGCGAGCTCTACACAACCATTTCGCCAATCCCAAAAAGGCCAATGCGGTATGCTCCATCAACTAAACCCACCTCTGCCCGTCGAGACGCCAAAGGGTAAGGCTCTTTGCATTGCATGGATCGACTATGGGCCCGAGCATCATCTGCTTTGGGTCTGCTTTCAAAACGACACTCGAGAATGTTGGTGCTGGCCGAACCCAGACATCAAGGCGCAAACAAACCCAAGCATGGGGAGAATGAATTGATCCACTTCATCTGGCTGACCCAACCCGGCAGCAGGCCCTTCAGCTTCATCAATTCGCTGGCAGTTCTGGCGGCGGCCTCAAATCACCTCAAACCTATCATCATGTGGTGCAACGAAGTGCCTCGCAACAATCCAAATTGGTACATGGTGAAGGATCTGTTTGAGGTCAGGCCAATTGAATTGCCCACCGAGATCGGCGGTGTACCGCTGGAGCATATCCAATACAAGGCAGACGTGCTGAGGCTTCAGATCCTTCAGAAGCTGGGTGGCATATATCTCGACACGGATACCCTGCTCCTGAAGGGTCTGCACCCCTTGGTGGGGCCAGAGATGGTGCTGGCGAGGGAGACGAGCGATTCACTGGGGATGTCGCCGATCATCGCCAAGCCGGGTGCCGAGTTCATTGGGAAATGGCTCGAAAGGATCCCGGCTGCGCTGGAGGTTGGGACGTGGGCCTACCACTCTGTAAATTTACCTGTGGAAATCTCGAAGGAAATTCCCTGCGATATTCGCCCTCAGGCCGAGTTTTTCCCCTTCGATCTGCGTCACAATTACCTATTCGATGACGGTCGGGCAGACGAGCACACGAAGCGTCTAGGGGATCCCTACGCGCTCCATGTCTATGAAACCTACTGGGCCGGGTACATTGAAGGCGTGGACGAGTCCTACATGAGGACCCGCGACACGCTGTTTGCGAGGCTGTTTAGGGACCTCGTGTAGCCTCTGCGGTAGCCATGCCCGCACCCTTGCCCATCACATTATGCAATGTCCTGAGGGTGTTCATCGCGTCGGGGTTTCTTGACGCCATCTGCATGATGCGGTTCACTACTGCTGGGTCTTGAGATGTCAGAAGGCGAGCCACTTGGGTAGCCGTAGCCGAGTCGATTTTGCCTTTAGCGGCCCGAACGGCGAGACCTGCAAGAGCGCCCGGACTTGTAAGCGCCTGTGCGCTTGTTATGTCGTCGCCACCTGCCAATGCACCCGCAGCTCCGTAAGCTGGATAGCTCATGAATTGCTTCATGTGAGAAAGATATTTAGCCGTCTGAGATCCACCTTGAACGGCGGTACGCAACTGGTCCATGATCTGTTCGGTGCGAAGACGGGCTTCTAGAGCCGCAGAACGCTCAGGCCCAAGCGCCATCAAATTCTTGGCCCTTTCAACTGGCGAAGTGCCCATGAAAGACTTGTTGACCACACTGAGGTTGTCGCGGACCTTCTGCGTGTCATTGATGAGGTCAATTGCGTAGCCGCGAGCAAAGAGTTCTTTCTCCGCTTCATTCATGCCCTTCCAAGCTTGGAAGCCTTCAGAGACTTTTTTCGAATCTGTCCACTTGGCGAAATTGATGCCAGCCTCAAAAGCGTTTTCCGCTCCAAAGTTCTGAGCAGCAGTTTTGCGCGCATTTCCATATGATGGGACCAGATTATCAAGCGTATCGCGAAGCTGGTCGCGAATATTCTTGATGTCACCAGCCTCCGAAGGTTTTCCGCCCTTGTAAAGAGAAGTCACTTGATCGTCGAGATTGCGCTTAACGATGTCCCAGTAACGCAGATTGGCATCAGTGGCGCTCATGCCTTCCTTGGCGATAAGCTGGCCTTCTTTATTGAAAGCGAATGGGTCCACGATGTCACCAATTGGCTCTCCAAATACTTCCTGATTTTTCGCTCGGCGGCCAACATCTTTCATAGCATCCCGCACTGCGGGAGCCTGCATGAGATTGTAAAGCTCATCGTTGAAGACGCCGGATGAGCCTTCATCATATGCCTTGTCATATGCAGGTTTATTGGTGCGGCGAGCCTGCCGGTTCAGGCTTTCAATTTTCTGAGCATAGTCAATTGAGTCAGGGAACATGCCCCGAATGTCTTTTTCAACACGGCCTGTCTGTCCAATGAACCGTTGCGTGATTGGCTCGTTGAGCGCGACATCTGCTTCTGGAGACAGATTAGCAGCATCTCGCGCATAATTACGAGTTCCGCGACCACCAACGTCAGCCAACATTACAGGCTCACCTGCGGTGCGCATGGCTGCAAATTCCTGCGGCGTCATGCTGGGCGTATCACCTGCAAGACGACCAGCTAAAAGCCTTTCAGCCGTCTGCTCAGGCGCGAAAAGAGAGCGGACGCGATTGACGTTTGGCTGAATGAGATTCCTATATGCAAGAGAACCAAGAGCGCCGACTCCTTCAGCAGCAGGAGCCAGAAGGGTTCCTAAAGCGCCGCCAGCAACAGTTCCAACAGCTGCATTTTTGAGCCGCTCTGGCAGGCTAGATCCTTCGCCAAATCCAGTGACACCACCAATCGTAGCACCGCCTGCACCAGCACCAGCAGCGCGAGCTCCAAGAGCAGCAGCTTGCTCAGCAAGGGAGGCCCCTTCTGCGAGAGGTGCTGCACCCCATGTTGCGCCCGGAAGAGGTAGCCTTCTAAGGGCAGCTATCTGAAGGCCAATGTTTGCGGCCTGCCCTGCCCTATATGGGCCGGGGTAAGCTTCCTTCATTGCCTCTTGCTGGCCTTCCAAACGAAGTTTTTCTTTGTTTGCCTCCTCGGTGAAGGGAATCATGCCCTTCCCAATCGTGGCGATGTCTCCACCATATGGAAAAACCGATAAAGAACCTGCACCGATAGGATCGGCCTTGGGTTTCAAGACGCGCTCGGTCTGGCCAGTAAAAGCACCATCAGGGCTCATGATGGGCACATCAACATATTCGTCAGGCGCAGCCATGCGGGCTTGTGCGGCCTTTTTCCCTTCAACTAATTCCGCAGGTTTACCGGCATCAGCAGCTGCTGGCGCAAACGCACCAGCGGCGCTCTGCATATCAGGAGCATCAACCTCATAGGTCTTGCCGTCCGGGCCTTGTACTTCAAAAACTGGCATGTCACTAATCCTGTTTCTGTCGGACCCTGATCCCGTTCGGTAGCGTCACCCATCCCTGAGCGTCAGGGGCCGCAGCAGGTTGCGCTTGCTGCTCTGCTGGCTTTGCAGTTCCGCTGGCTGTAGATTTGATCCGGTCATAGGCCTTCTGCGCTTCTGGACTCAAAAGCGTAAGTCCGCCGTTGGTTTTATATTTATTATTCATGCCGGACTCGTACTTGTATCCGAGTGCCTGCATACGCCCATCAATAAGGTGCATCGCTTCATCCACAGCAGCATTTAACTGCTTGGGGGACATGGATGAGTTAACAGCCTGATTCCAGCGCTTGACTTCGCCTTCTGTGGCTGTCCCCTTCAAAACTCTTGAGAGTTCGTCAGCGACAGCTTTTTTGTCTATTTCAAACCTAGAAACAGCATCCTCTCCTGTCTTTTGCGAAATCATGTTCAAAAAGCTATTTACGTCAGGGAAACGGGTATTATTTAATGCAGAACCAGTCTCTTGCAATCTTCCAATATGGCCCATGACCGTATTGAGAGATTTTAATTGTTCAGCATCGGGACCCGCCGTGAAGCTGGTAAACAACTTGCGACGAGCGCCAGTCGAAATGTCGTTTACGCCCTCAGGGTCATACTGAGTAACGGCTTGAAGCAGCCGTTGCGCATCAGGCGACCTTGAGTTTGTCGGCGGCATGGCAAGACGACCATCAGCCACCGCTTTTACCTTTGCAGCAAATGCAGGGTCTTGTTGTTTTAGCGCAGTGAAATAATCTTCGCCGGTTAGATCGGATCCGACCGTTTGTGGCATTGTATCTGAAGTGATTTCTTTCCCGCTTATGTCGTAATATTTTCCGCCCTTATATGTGCCAGAAACCTTTGCCCCATTGGGAAGCGTAATGTCAGCCATCTCAGGCTCTTCAGTCTCAGCCGCTACCCGCTCACGCTGCGACTTAATCAGCGACAGCATATCAGCCGCAGGGACACCCTGTTGCCCAGCCATTTCAACAGCGAGCTTTTGACGGGCAAGCTGAAGCTGCTGAAGCTGGGACTGGCGCTGGCGCTGAGCCTCGGCGGCCTTCGATAGCGGGCCAGCCACGGACGTAGCAAGATTGCCAAGCGTCTCGCCAAAGCCACCGCTACGGGTCGTCTGACCCAGAGCGCCAGCCGCTTGGAACATCAATGATGCCTTGTCGAGATCGCTCATGCCGGTCTGGCTAAGCGGCCCCTGCTGCTGGTTCATCATTTCCAGCAGTTTCTGTTGCTGCGTACCAACAGCGCCGCGCTGCTGCTGCATGAGCGCCAGCGCAGCACCTTCTGGGCCGCCCTTCAAATATGAAGCAAGCGTCCCAGTGGCATCGGGCTGATCGTTTTCTTCGTCCGTCGTCGCTGTTCCGCCGAGCGGAGCTTGTACCACAGCCATCTTTTACGCCCCCTTCATGAGGTTGCTGAGAGCGGCGGCGCTGAGACCAGCGCTGGCCAGCGAGGCGAGAGGCGATGCGGAGTATGTCTGGCCCATAGACGACGTTGTGCCCGACGTGGTTCCGCCACCAGACGGCAACCCACGCACGATGTTGCTGAGGAAGCCCAGCTGCTGCTCGGGGTATTGCGTCTGGGTTTGGAAGTCCTGATAGGCCAGATCAAGGTTCTTCTGGTTCATGGCCTGCTGTTCAGCGCCAGTAGTCTCAAGGGCCGCAGCGCCCGTCAGACCAAGAGCCTGCGCCTTCTGGGCCAAGTTGGCTTGGGTGTTCGCCAGATTGATGTCTGCCGTCTCCTGCGTGCCCGCAAGCGTTCCAGCAGCCTGCCCAAGGGACGCCTGCCGAGCAAGATCCGTCTGCGCCTGCTGGCCAGCAGTGGTGTATCCCGCTGCCAACTGGGTGCCGATGTTCTGCTCCAACCCGCTCGCAATGTCGCGAACGCCGCGCTGAGCAATCTCTTGCTGGCGGCTGGATCCGAATTGACCAGCGCGCGTGAACTGATCGCCAATCGCCGGAAGTATTTTCTCCGTCAACTGGCGCTGGGCCTGCGTGCCCATCTGGTCAATTACGTTCTGCTGGTAGGGGTTCATGTAATTGCTGATGACACCCGGCGTGGTCTGGCTTGCAGCTGTGAAGTATGGCTGCGCAGCGCCAAGCGTGCTCAGACCAGCGCCTGCGGCAGCCGTCTGTTGAGCGGCCTGAAGCTGCGGCTGATACGCAGAGGCGGCATTCTGAGTCGCCTGAAATGCCTGCGTCTGCGGGTCTGTGAACCCGGCGATACGAGGGCCGCCATAGGTCTGATATGGCTGCTGAGCAGCGCTGTAGGCCCCTGACATGAGGTTGTAGAGGTAATCCGACAGATACTGCGGAACCTGCGAGGTCGAAAGCGTGGAGCTTGTAGAGGGGAGGGGTGTCCCCTGCGTCAGGAAGTTCAGGAACGCCATTTATGCTCTCCCACCCATCAGATACCTGTCAGGCGAATGCGCGTCTGGGCTGATCTTGCCCTGAGACAAGGCGTTGCCCTTCTGCTTGCGGATATTAGCACGGAACTGATCCAATTTGGCAGCCCCCGCCTTCGAAGATCCATCCCCCAGCAAGGCGACTGTCTCGGCGTCGATGACGTACTCGCCGTCCGACAGCTTGGCGTCGATGCTGTCCGAACGACCAGTGCCGGGGCCATTTACGGCGCTGCTGAGCGGGCCGCCACGAGCGGCTGCAACGGTCGGCTGCTGGGTCTGCTCGGGCGCGTAGAAGGACTGCTCGGGCATCTTGCCGTAGTTGTAGTAGTCAATAGGAGGTTGGATGCGTGCGCGGTTC